AAGGTGAAGCTGAAGAAACAGAAGAAGAAGTTGAACAAGTAGAAGCAGCAGAAGAAGAAGAACTAAAGCACAAGCCAAACCATAAGTACGAAGAAATAGAAGAAAGAATGACAAAGTTAGAAAAAGCAGTTGAAGAACTTGTAAAAGAGTATGGTAAGGACAAAGAAGAAATGAGTGAAGAAACTATTGAAGAAGTAGTAGAAGAACCAAGAGGTGATAGCCCTAAGACAGTTACAACTAAAACAACTGAAGTAGTTGAATTTTCTAGTGATGAAGTTATAGATGAATTAAAATCAGAAAATGAAAAACTAAGAAAACAATTATCAGAAAGTCCTGCGGATGTTCCTGTTAACACAAACAAATTTAGTTCAGATAGAAAAGAGTTAAGTAGAAAAGATTATAATAAACTTTCTAAACAAGAAAAGTTTTTATATAATTTAAATAAATAAAATAGTAATAATTAAAAAATAAAAAAATGGCATTAAACCCAACATCAAATTTTAGTGGTAAAGCAGCAGGTTTTTATATATCAGCAGCACTAAAAGAAGCAAAATCATTAGATTTTTTAACTACAATCGAAAACATTAAGTTTAAATCTAATATACAAAAAATGGATGCAGCATCTATGGTACAAGATGCTACTTGTAATTTTAACGAAGCAGGTACGTTAAATATGACAGAATCAGTTTTAGAACCAAAAAATTTAATGATAAACACAGATTTATGTAAAAAAGAATTATTGGACTCTTGGGAAGCATTACAAATGAGAGCAGGAGCAGGAGCACCACCACCTGCAAGTTTTGAAGATTATGTTATATCTTACTTAGGTGGTGTAATAGCAGATGGTGTAGAAGGTTCTATATGGAGTGGTAATGGAGCAACCGCAGGACAATTTACAGGATTTGTTCATGGTGGAGTTGGACATTTAGTAACTGATGCAACAGTAATTGACGTTGCAAATGACGGTGGTGCAGGTAACGCATATACAACAACAAACATTATCACAAATTTATCAGCTTGTGTAGCTGCAATTCCAACAACTGTTTACACTAAAGAAGATTTATATATTTATATGGGACCAAAAACTTATAGATTATATATTTCAAAAATATCTTCACAAGGATATGTAAATGCATACTCAATGAATGGTGATTATGAACCTGTATTTGAAGGAAAAAAGATAGCAGTATGTCCTGCTCTACCTGAAGATGTTTTAGTTGCAGCAGAGCAATCTAATCTATTCTTTGGTACTGATTTATTGTCAGACCACACAAGAATACAAATTATGGATATGGCAAATCTTGATGGTTCAGATAACATGAGAGTAGTAGCAAGATATAGCGGTGGTACAAAACAAGGAGTAGGTTCAGATATTGTATTAGTATCATAATAAACTAGAAATATGGTAGGGGTGTAAAAACCTCTACCTTAACTTAAAAAATAAATAATATGAGTACAGCAGCTTGTTCAAATTTAACGAAGGGAAGACAATTACAATGCGATAGAATTGCAGGTGGTATAAAAAATATTTATTTTGGAGTTTGGGATGATTTTGATGCAAATGCAACAACAGGTGAAATTTTAGGTACAGGTATTGTAGTTGCTAGTGGTGCAGTAACAGATATTAACATGGGTGCAGGTACTTTTTTAAGAAGATACTCTTTACCACGTGGTGAAAGTTCACTAACAGAAACTATTGTAGGTTCAACTGAAAATGGTACTATACACTATACACCACAAGTATCAATAAAACTTAATCATTTATCTACTGCTGACCAAAACCAAGTAAGATTATTAGCAACAGTAAAATTAGTTATATTTGCAGAATTAAATCAATTAAATGCAGCAGGTAATAATGTTATACTTTGCATGGGTGTAAGAAATGGTATGAGGTTAAATTCAGGTACTAATTTAAGTGGTGCAGCATTTGGAGACCATAATGGTTATTCATGGACTTTTGATGGTATGGAAGAAGAACCAATGGCAGTAGTTGCAGATTACACTACAACACCATTTGATAATAGTGCATTTGCAAATGTGCAAATAGATTTAGATTAATTATCATAAACTCTAACATTAGTGTTTTTATATATTTTCTTAATTAAGGTGGTTTTATACCACCTTTTTTTTTAGAATACAAATAAATTCTACAATTTTCTATATTATAATATGATACATCTAGATAATGCAGTACTTAGCAAGAGAAATTTAGTTTATATAACAACTGAGGATAAAAGAATTGACACAACAGTTCCTGCAGATAATTTTCAAATAGAATATTTATTTGAGATTATAAATGATATGGGGCAAACTTATTCTTTGGAATTACATAATCCTGATCCTATAACAACAGAAAGTAGTTCACAATATGTTTATGGTCGTGCACCTCAAACAAATAGCAGATATACTGTATGTGCTTTAGTTACAGAAGCATTTATAGCATTACAAAACAGAATTAATTCAATTTTAGGTGGTTCTTTTGTAGGATCACCTGTTGGATATTACAAATATAAAGTTTTCGAAGCTACATCTCCTGTTTCAATACCAACTCAAAGTCCTTTAACACATCCATTAAAAAGTGATGGACAAATAGGAACATTAACTGTACGTAAAGGTAATTTTAATACAGGTAATATTAAAGCAACAACACAACTAATTGGAGCTACATATTATAAAGATGTAAAAGTTACAGATTTAGAATCAGGAACGTATTATTTAAATATGTCTGCATTAGATGGAACTGCAATAAATAATTCTTTTGCAAATCAAGGTATTTCTCAAGTACAAGCACAAGCTGATGGAACACGATGGCTTGAAGTAATTGCAGTTAATACTATTGACACAGGAATGGTAATAACAATAAAAAGTAATGCTCCTGTTGGTTACTCATACGATTTTGAAGATAACATTAATCCTAATAATTATTATAAAGTTACCGAAATAACAAGTAAACCACAAACAACTAATATACTTTTAGAAACTTCTATCTCAACTGCTTTTGAATTAACTTTATATGATGCTAGTGGTGGTAATGCAGGAACAGGATCAAAAGTATGGGGAATTAATGGCTCACGTTTGTTTTTAGTTCCTAGCACACCTTTTAATTATGGTTCTGCATTTGCAACTGCTTGGAACCCTGAAAGTATAGATGCTTCAGGAACAGTATTAAGTAAAGGAAATTTCTTTTATAATTTTAGATATGGAGCTACAATAAATTCTGCAACACAGAACTTTTTTGTTATTAATGGTCAAATAGAAGAAGGCAAATTGTATATTGAACAAAAAGATGAAACATTAAAAGAAGTTAAGTACAAACAACATGAAGAACCAAGTGGTTCAAATTATATATATTATGGACAATAAAAAAATTAAAAAATGGCAATAGACAGTAATAATGATTTATTAAGAGAACAATTAGGTAAAGGTTCAGTAGAAATATTTAACGCAGGTAGTGGTGCGCAAACAGGTAAAGATTTTTATGCAGTATATTTTCCTGTAACATCAGTAATTGGTGCAATAACAATAGCAAACGCAACAGGTGATACTATACTACAAACTACTATACCTGCAGGAACTACACTATTTATGAATATAACAGCCATCACACTTGCAAGTGGAATTGGTGTTGGTTATGACGAAGGAGGAAGTAGATAATATGTTAGGAAATAAAATAGGAAATAGCATAGATAACTTAAAAACAGGTTTTAACATTTTTTCAACTGATCTTGACGGTGTTGATGCTTTTATAAGTTTAAATGAAAGTAAAGGTACAATTAGTGGACAAAAAGGTTCTTGTGTTGTATGGTTTAAACTTGATAATGTCAATACAAGTGCTACAATATGGCAAGCTAGAGTGGATAGTAATAATTATGTTAATGTATTCTATCATAATGGTACAACAGAATTAAGAATAGCGTATCGTTTAGGTGGTTCTACTAAATTAGCTTCTCATACAGTTAGCATTGAAAATGACGGTCTTTTTCACAATATAGTAGCAACATGGACACCAAGTAGAATAGAATTGTATGTAGATGGTACATTACAAGCGTTTAATACATTTAGTGGAACATTTACAGGACAATTTGCTAATTCTTTTATAGGACAAAATACACTAAATGGTAATTATTTTCATGGTAAAATTGCACAATTAGGATTATTTAAAGAAGTATTAACTGCTAGTCAAGTATCAGATATTTACAAAGTTAATCAAGAACCATTTGATTTAACAGGAATGCCTCATTTAGTTGCATATTATAAACTTGACGAAGGTAGCGGTACTGTTGCCTTAGATAGTAGTGGAAATGAAAATAATGGTGTTTTAATTAACAATGCAGTATATACAACAGATGTACCTTTAAAAGCAGAATAAATGAAATATACAATCTTAAATACAGAAGAATTAGATAGTGTTAATTTTGATGAAGTATTAGAAACATCACAAAATACTTTACGATATAATAATCAAAAAACTAAATTTGTGTTAAAATTTACAGGTAATACACCAAGTTTTTTAGTTGACAAACAACTATATGATTATAATGGTATAATGGAGATACTTAACAGTCCTGATTGGACACAAGAAGATTAATTATGAAAGAAATTATTAATATAGATTTATCAGCACAAACTGCACCACAAGTACAAGAAGTTCGTGGTAAAGATTATATAGAATATGGTACTGAAAATTGGAAAAATTTATACCCACAATTTTTAATTGATTTGTACTATAACAGTTCTACTAATGCAGCTATAATAAATGCTACAAGTGAATTAATTGCAGGTGAAGATATAGTAATAGATGATGAAGATGAACGTAATTTAGATGCTATGGTTAAGCTAAAGCAATTTATAGCTAATCCTAATTCTAATGAAACGCTACATGAGTTAATTAAAAAAGTGTCTTTTGATTTTAAATTACAGGGTGCATTTGCTTTAAATATTATATGGAGTAAAGATAGAACACAAATAGCAGAAATATATCATATTCCTGTTGAAAAAATTAGAGCAGAAAAACCTGATGCTATGGGTA